TTCCTCGTATGATACGTTCATACTTTTAGATAGATCAACTACTTGAGAATTTACTTCACCAGCTGCCATTACAAGAGCGGTAAATATAGCTTCTGGTGATTTTATGGCATTAAAGGCTCCCTCAAATACTGAACCCATTGTATTACCCAATATTTTAAATTGGGTGTCCATAGAGTTAGCCTCAGACCTTGCTTTATCATTTAGATCTTCTAAACCTTTTTTGGATTTATCTATAGATTTTTCAACTCCCTCTATTTTTACTTGTATAATAGATTCATCTCCCTCTTCTAACTTATCCTTGGTTTCTTGGATTTCCTTTTTTAAAAAATTTAACCTAGCTGTATCTGCTTTACCATCACCCGTAGCTTTAAAATCTTTACGTTGGTTTTCAAATTGGGTTAGTGAATCGTTTAAATCCTCTATTTCTTCTTTAGATAAAAGTGTTGAATTTTTTAATTTTTCTAAATCGGTTGTAGCATTTTCTAACTTCAGACTTAGTTCCCCTTCTTGATCTATATAATCTTGAGTTCCTCTAAAGGCATCTATAGCTGTTTGCGCTACTTCCTCAGCATCTGATTTGATTTTATCTATATCAAATATACCAGTTATACCTGTTACTTTAGAAAGTGAGGATAAAAGACCACCAGTAATTCCAACAGAACCCTCAATTTTCTTTCTGTCTAAAATTTCTTGTTTTAAACCCCCATTAATAGTTTTTTGGAAATCCGATCCATCTTTAGTTATTTCATTAACATTTTTTAGAACGGTTTTATTTTTCTTAATAGCTTTTCCTGTCTCTTTTTGAGTAGCTAAAGCCTCATCTAATCGTGCCTGATTTTCCTTATCTAGACCTTTTCTACCCTTATATTCCTTAACAATGTTATTTGCTGCCTTATTTCTTTGCTTATCATCAACTAGTTGTTTAGCAACTTGAACTGATTGTTGTTTTAGGTTTTCAAAACTTATATCTGCTTTTTTTTGCATAGACATAAGTTCCTTTGAATCCAACTTTATTCCTCTATCTCTTTGAGATAAAATTTGACTACTTACACTTTCTAATGCTTTAGTAGAATTAACTATTTTATTGGTTGCTGCTTTACCATTAGTTAACTCACCAACTATACTTTGAAGGGATTGAAAAGTATTTGAAAACGCATCATTAATATCTCTTACCTCAGAACTAACTCCTTTTAAACCTGCGTCTAACTGTTTAATGGAAGCATTAGCATCTTTAATACCTTTTGTATCAAAGCCTTTAAATGGATTTTCCTTACCTAACTGATCATACTTTCGTTGTATGTCATTAAGTAAGGAGTTAATCTGATCTAGTTCCTGTTGTGATGGTGTAGCCAAAGTAAGGGTGTTTTATTATAAATATTACTACTTATAACTTGTTTTAGTATATTGTTGAGAAGCTGCCTTAAAGTCCTGAACGTTTACTTTACCATCCTCACCTACTAGTGTTTGCTTTGTAGTACTATTAGCCTTAGATGCTTGTTCGTTAGCATCGTTTTGTTTTTCGTAATGTTCGTTTATTAACTTAAAAGTCGTATTACGTAGCCAAACAGGCATATTGTATAAAGTACTATAGTTATAGCCTCCGTTACCGTGAAATATTATTTCGTGGATTTGTCTAAATAAACCAGCTCTATAAGTCGGAGTCAGGCCAAAAAAAGCTGAGCCCAATGGGGATTTCCCTATTGATTCCTGCTGAGCTACGAAAGGTCATGTCTACATCAGGCATACACGTTTTATAGTGTTTCCTGAATGCACGTGAATCCATAGCTAACATAAAGTTATCTACAAACTCGCCAACTGACTTGGCAGCACCGTCTCCTTCTACGGCAGTTATAATGGTTTTTAATCTAGTTGAAATAGCGGGTGAAGAATCTGGTTTGTATTTCTTTATCCCTTCAATATCTTCTTCGATACGTTTTTCGTCTTTACCTGTTAAAAGTTTAAACTTAATAACTGTATCTGCTTTTGGTAATCTAAACTCAAACTCGTTTTTACCTTTTGGTAGGTTATCGAAATCTATATCGATGTTATCTAGTTCTGATAGATTTACTACATCGTCTACTCCGGCTATTCTAACGGGATATTCAGCACCGTACCCAAGTACACGAGCAGCTATTAGTAGTGCGTTTTTATCGCCTAATAATAAGTCATCTACGGTAAACTTTGGTGACACTATAAGTGATTCTAATAGTTTGTCTAAAACTGTACCGTTTGTAATATAGTTTTGATTTGTTAGTATATCCTCCTCACGAGCAGTCATATACTTGATTTCAACTTCTCCAGCTGCTAAAGGTGAATCTTCAGCATAAAAATGACCTTTTGAAGGTAGCATTACTGTTTCGGTTGGGAAATTAAACTCTGCCATAATCTTGATTTGTTGTAACGTTTTTATTATACATAATAATATAAGAAAAGGGTTGACATAAGCCAACCCTCTTTTATAAAATATGTGTATTTCTTCTTAGAAGTTCAATACTGCGTAATCAATCTCACACGTCATAGTGATTTGTTGAGCAGTTGATTCGTTATCGAATCCGTACTCACCAAAGTCTGCGTTAGAAATCATAGCACCTTTTAAGATCCACTCAGAAACGACATCTCCAACAGGTCCTAATACATTGAAAGTTAAATCTTTCTTGTAGAAATCACTGTACCCATCTCTTCCTGTTACACTTTCGTGATGTAGACGAACCCATTCCATAATAGATTGTGCTCCTGAAGGTGTAATTGCATCATATAACGTAAACGTTACTGGTTGCCATACAGTTTTTCCTTTAAGGTTTCTTCTTGTGTTGACATGGTTAAGAGTTATTACTTCTTGACTCATTTGGATCGCACTTACTCCTTTAATCATGTAAGATGGAAAACCGTCAATCAGCATCATGTACCTGTTCTGTTGTTTCGGTTCAAAGGCCGTGAAGAACATTTCGTTAGTATCGAGTATCGCCATTTTGTGTTTTTATTTTATTATAAATATTTAGTCTCTTTGTTTTTTATTCGAAAGTAGCTCCAGTTGGTGTAACATTGAAATCTAACAATACGAATTCAGCCGTTTTGGTTGGTTGTAAGAAGATTTGACCAACTAGTTGGTTTCTATCTACTACATCTGGTCCGTTATTAGACTCATCCATCACTGTCTTAAACGCATATAAACCTTGACGTTGTTGTACTGATTCTAGGTATGGATTAACTTGTGTTAAGAAGTTATTTCTTGTTGATGCTGAGTTTTGTTCGAATACTAAAGTATCTGCTATTTGAGAAACATATGTTTTAACAGCGATTAATAATCTACGAACGTTTACTCTATCTAATGCTGATGCACGTTTTTGAAGTGTTTTCTGTCCAAATACTACAACTCCACTTTGTGGGAAAGTAGCGATTGGATTTACGTTTGCTTCGTATAGTGTATCTCTTGTAGATGAAGGTAGTTTACGTTCTGCTCTAATAACAGTTCCTAAAGCTCCTCTTGTTAAACCTGCAGGTGCAAACCATGCGTCTGCTGATGCGTCTGTATAAGCATATACTCCTGGAATCATAACTGATGCAGGTACCCAAACTTGTTTCCCTGTTTCTGGGTCAATAGTTTGACACCATGGCCAGTATGCAGTAGCGTAACTAGAATCGAAAGCAGCTGCTTGTGTAGTCACTGTACCAACGTTTGCTCCGTAGTTAACTAAATCTACGATAGAGATATTGTCTCCTCTATTTACCGAGTTATTAGCTACTGATGAAACGATTGAAGCACCGTTTTGTGATGTAACTCCGGGTACAGATATTGAGTTATAAATGTATTCATCTTTATTAGACATTAACGAAACTGCTGTTGTATAATCTCCAGCTGTTAATCCTTGGATATCTGCTGTTGATACGTTTTCGTTAAAGTTTGCAGCACTTGCTGTGCTAAAAAATGCTCCAACTGCGCTTGTAAACGAACCTGAACCTACTATAGGTAAAGATGAGGTGAAAGCTGATTTAGCTGTTCCGTTATTATCGAAATAATCAGGAGTTTTTGTTGATACACTTTTAACTCTGATGTAACTTGATTTGTTACGGAATGAACCTTGGTTTTGGATATAATAATCTCCACCATCGTTCATTACTACCTTTTTAGAGTTACCTATTACTGATTCGATGTAGTTTTCAGCTTTTGGATCTAAAGATAGGTTTGTCCAAGTTTCTAATATTGTTTTGTCTCTGTTGTTATCGTTTCCTCTACGAACTAATAAACTAAACTGTCCTGATTGTGGGTTAACTGACGCTATTTCCCAACGAATATTATCCGCTGTACCTAACGTTAAAGCTCCTTGTGATTGAGAACCTGAGTTGTTCATGATATCTCCTTCAGATAGTGTTTCTAGTGTAAAAGAACTAGATGTATTAGAGTTGATAACAGGTGTTGATTCAGCAGAACTGAAAGAACCACTAGTTACTCTAGTAACTAATACTGATTCACCTCCGTTTTGGAAATAGTTGTAAACGGAAACTCCCGTTAAATAGTTGTAGCTATCTGAGCCACTTGTTACAGCCCCACCAAATATTGACTTATACTGTGAATATGAAGTAACGGTAGTTGGGATTTCTACAGGTCCTTTAACAGCTGGTCCAATAATAGCGGCACCAACGGTTACTGGTCCTTGTGATACTTGTGATGAGTCATTTTCTCTTGCAAGTACTCCAGGTGATAATAATGTTTCTGCCATTTTATGTGTTTATTAGTATTATTCGTTTGTTATAAATACTAAAACCTTTCTCAAAAACCTATTCTGTTGGCGTTATCTTGCCAGTTTCTATATTTATTGTTCCATTCCCGTATTTTGTAGTGAGGGTTGATGCGAAAGTGGAACGTTCTTTATCAAATTCTTTTTTAAAATCTAAAAGATCATCTTCTTGTTCATCTAGTT